TCCATTTCTTGTAAATTGCTACCAACGGACATTTGATTATTAGATTTTGTATTAATCTATATTTATTTATAAATTAAAGATTTGATAAGAAATCATTCCATAACTGGAGTTTGTGTTCTTCAAGTCTGTTTTGATCGACGAGAGTATTAATTCTCTTCTGTGTCTTTTCTGCGAGTTGTTCACGGAGAATTCCACCGTCCCATACCCACTCTTTTCCTTCCATAATTCCTGATACAAAAGCATCGGGAGCAGAAGGATCGGCAACGATATCAGCAGCAGTTGCTAACATGAAATCTTCACCAACAACTTTATGACCTTCATTTGTAGTTCTTAATGAACCAACACCACGGGAAGAAACACCAAGCATGACACCTTCACCAATAAGAGATTTTGCAATCTTACCCATTGGAGTGTCAAGAATTTGTGCTTTGCCTCTAAAATTTGTTCCTTCTTTAGTAAGAGAAACAATCTTATGGGAAACACGATCTAGGTTTACAGTAGGTCCATCAGGATGGCCAAGTTCACCTAAAGCACGTCCTTTTGAAACAAAAGATTCATTGTATCTACCAACCTCTTTCTCAAGAGTGCTCATAGGATACATTCTACCATTACGGTTTTTAATATCACCTTGAAGGAAAACTCCTTCAATATACATCTTCCTGGCAGAACCTTTGCCTTCGACGACAAATTCTACTTTTGAAATTTCTTCTGTGATGAGTTTCATATTCTTATGAGATGTTGTATGCTACTTTTACGACTTTTACTGAAGTACCTTGCGAGGCTGCTTCAAGAGTGTCGGTTGGATCTTTTTCCAATACAACACTTTCTTTAGTATCAACTGTCAAACTACCAACGGTATCTCCACCGGAAGTTTTTCTGGTTATAACCAGAGCAGCGGTATGACTGTTATGAAGTCTAACCACGGTTGCATTGTCAACATTGGAGGCAGCATTTAAATTTCCTTCTGCTGCCAGAACTTTAATAATCATTCCTCTGGTTCCTCTTCTGTGTCTAAATTGGAATCATCAAACATGGATGCACCAACTGTTGGACGAATAGTATTAATTCGTTCTGATGCTTTCGCATACAAAACATCCTTAATTTTGTCACTAATATCGGATGCAGACGAATCTGACCCGATCAAATTTACAATTTCTTCCATGAAAATTTATAATAACTATATTTTCTATTTATATCTCAGCAGCTTTGCCGTCTGCCTCGGTATATCCATTTGCATTGATGTCGGGATCTTCATCAGTGGGAACGTTACCCATCAATCCTTGCTCACCTTCTTGTGGTAAAGGTTCTCCTGTAATCGGATCTACTGCACTTGGATCTGGAATAACTCCATCTTTAATTTCTTTCTCAATTTGTTCATCCATTTCAATCTGTTCAGAATCAGTTTGACGAAGAACTTTACTGCGAACCCATTGAGTTGAATAATACTTACCAATGTAAGGTTCGATTGTTGCGAGAACACCAAGTCTCTCATTCAACATTTCAGTTTCTTTGAGTTCTGCAAACTGATTGTCATACAGGAAGTCATATTGAATGTGATCGGAAATTTTATCCCAATCTTCTGGACTTACGATATTTTTGAGAATCAGTTGAGTCTTCAGCATATCACTGAATAACTGTGCGAATCTTTTCCTTAAACGTCCAACAAACTTGGCAAATTTAAGTTCATCTCTTAAAATTTCAGAAGAACGACCAAGATTGAAACCACCATCAGCAGCAATTCTTGATTCGGGAACTCCGAGTGATCTATACAATTTCTTTTGGAAATATTCAATATCAGAAAGTTCTCCAAGATTCTGTCCACCTGGAAGAGTTGTGATTTCAGTTCCACGACCACCTTCTCTTCTAGGAAGCCAGAAGTCTTCCATCATAGACATGAACTTGCGGTCATCTCTAACTTCACCAGTGTTTGCATCATACACAAGTTTGTTACGATAACGCATCATAACATCACGAAGATATTGCTCTGCCTTTACTTTGGGAAGATTACCAACATCAATGTAGAAAATTCTACGTTCTGGTGCTCTTGATAATCTGTAAATGACAAGAGAATCCTCAATCATTCTCAACTGATTGAGAGACTTGATTGCTTTATGAAGATAAGAAAGAACATTTCCTTTATTTCTATCTACAAGACCAGAAGTACAATAAGTGATCGCATCTTTTGCAATTTTAGTACCCTTTGATCCACCACCACCTGCTAAGTTATTAGTTGGATATGCAGGTTTTGGAGTATAGAGGAAATATTCTTCAATTTCTGGAGCAATTCCATTCTTAGATTCATCTCTACTTGGAATATTTGGTCCAATAAGATTTCTATCTTTTTTCTTTTCTTGGCGGATAAACCGCATTTTCATTGGATCAATATACCTCAGTTCTTTAATTCCTTCTTGAGGATTTTTGAGATCGATTACTTTGTGATAATATAACCTACCATCAATATACCAATTTCTAAAAATTTCGTGAGATTTTTTATCAAAGTCTAAGAGTTCTTTGATATACTTAAATTCTTCTCTAATTGCCTTCTTTAACTTATCTGTTGCATTTAAGTTGGAAAGTTCGATTTCAATAGGAGAATCGTAAAGGTCACTAACAAGTGCCTCATTAACAACATCTTCTATCGCACCATCTGCTTCCGGATGGAGAGACATTTCTCTGTATCTCTTAATTAAATCAAATTCTGTTCTATATTGTCCTTCAATATCTACATACGAACCATAAAATCCACTGCTAATATAGTTATCAACCCCGTCCTCGTTATTTTCGGGGACGGGGGAAACTATAGTCTTGGATTTTTTTTCTGTATCCTCAATAGAAAAACCAAAAAGTTTTGCCATAGTATAAACTGACTAGACTGTTATTTTACTATTTAGCTAATGTCTTCACCACCAGATTGAGCACTGGATCCTTTAAATGCTTCCCAATAATGGACTTGCATCTCTACAGTAAACTCCTGAATAGTATCAGTAGTTTCATAGTTCAGATCAATAGTGGAAATATTAGTTGGGAAAATATCCCAGAACTTATAAGATCTAAGAACTGAACCATCACGATCAAACTGTTTTACAACAGCATCTTTTTGATAATCCACAGGATTTGTGAGTCCTGTTCCATCAGTCATTTTGTTGATTGAATTCATCCATTTTTCCATTGCGGAACGAATGGAGAAATCAACATCATTGATAACAGTGATCGTCCATGTTTCAAAAGTTCTGTCTCCGGCAACTTTCAGAATACGACCTCTGAAAGGAATATCAATGTTAGCAATCGTAGAGGCAGGCAGTGCCGCTGCCTTTACGAGAAATCTAGATTTTTGGAGAACATCATTATCAATAGCAACAGCACTTGGGAATGCTAATTCAACTTCAAATAGATTGGGTCTTGCACCACCACCAGTTAATTTACTTTTAAAATCACTGATTGTTCTTACTGGTGAGGTATTACGTTGTTGGCGACTAGGCATTTTTCTTTAAACCTCTAAATTAAACGTTACCGATTACTTCTTCAAATGAAACACCAGTTCTGGTGGCAACAAATGTAAGACCAATGAAGTTGATTGATCTTGCAGGTTTGATGAAGATTTCTGCCACAAACTCATTATTATCTATAACTGCGGCAGTATTGTTTGTTTCGTCGCAGATGACGACATAATCTTGAATACCTCGTTTTGCCTGAACATCACGGAGGAATGGTTCAACAATATTTACAAAATTGGTTCTTGTAATCTCATCATTGAACTCAAAAAGTTGATCTCTTGCGGCAGCAGAGATTGAATCTTCAAGGAAGATAAACAATCTACGAACGTTAATACGATCAAATGCCGATGCCTTAGCAAGTCCAGTCTTATCACCGAAGAGTGTAATACCACCACCAGGTGAAACAATAACTGGATTGATTCTATTTGAATAAAGTCTATCTCTTTGCGTTTGAGAAGGATTGTAAGTCAGTTTTACTGCATTAAGAATTGCACCTCTCGTAGTTCCGGCAGGTGAGAACCATGGGAAGTTATCAATATCATTGCGAGCACAAAGACCAGCAATGTCTCCATTTAATGGAACATAACGGAATGTGTTTGCAAATCTATCATACATGTACTTATATCCACTATCAAAGATTGCATAAGAAGATGAAGTTACTGGTGCAAAGAAATTTAATACATTTTGTGTAATAGTTTCATCATCATTAACTGTTACATCTCCAACACCTGTTTCTGTGAGGAATGCTTTTCTGTATGGTGAAATGAATGCTAGTGCGTCCTTTCTCGTATCAGCAACTGCAATTAATTGATTTGCAAGTGCTTGTGCTTGAGATTCTGCATAATTAGCAGATCCCATCATTAGGAAATCTACCTTAAAGTTTTCTGTATTTTCAAATAAAGTGTATCCTGAGACCAGTTTGCTTAAATCTACAGAAAGTGCATTATTACTAGTAATTGTCGAACCACCGTCATAATTTTTACCTCCAGATAGAACTCCATCGAATTTACCAATAGTATTGAAGATAATTCCTTCTGCATTTTGGTCCCAATTTGCTCCAGTCACTGGAGTATATCCACCAGCAGCAAATCCGGTTTTTTCAGTTCCAGATGGTTCATCACCACCAAAAACAAATGCTGAATTTGTTTTCAGATAAGATCTCCAATAAGAAGGTGATCCTGCAGAGAATTCTGCATCTTTTGCTTTGGAAAGACTGAGATGTTTTTCGAGAATTGTTCCAGCATTTCCGGTAACTTTACCTTCACCATCAATAATTACAACATGAACTTCATCAAATCTTGCTCCTCTATCAGTAGCATATTGTGAGGTTCCAGGACTATCTGAAATAGTGTTCCAAGGTTGAGTGGTGACCTCAGTTGATCCACCAACTACTGCTTTAGAAATTGCAATTGTTTGTTGTGAGAACCAGTCTTTGACTGCTGTTGGAGTTTGTTCTGTAGTGCTTCCATTATTAAATCCGGTGACTAAAATATTTTCAGTACCGATATCTAAAATACCACCAGTATTAACTTTTGCACTAAGATCTGCTGTAGTCGTTATTCCAATATTAGTTTCAGTAGCACTGAGTTCGGTGGTTACTGTTCCAACACTAGCATTCTTTTTAAGATATTTGACTGTAGCACCATCAGTATGGATGCCTCCTGATGTATTGACCTGAGCTCTTGTCACTCCGGTAATTTGACCTACTCCGATAGTCGCACCACTAAGAGAAATGATTTCATTTCCTATTGATAAGAAATCGTTTGCAGTAACAGTAATATTTGCAGTCGCAATACCAATAGTAGTTGCAGTAGCACTTAATGACGATCCACCTGGCATATCAAGAGTTACTGAACTCTCTAAGAAATATGAATCAATAGATGCTCCTGCAGCATGTGTGGTAGCAGTAGAAACAAGTGCACCTCTAGTGCCATTTGCAGAAGTTGTTCCCGCACCTGCACCAACAAATAGTGTTGCAACACCATTTGAGAACTTGTAATTTCCACCGTTTTGATAATCTTTAGCAGTTTCAGTATTTCCTGAAGATACATGAGAGAGGAATTTTACTGATACATCAGTTCCATCAATCTCTGTAACAATTCCTTTAAAGTATCCATCAAGTTCAGTAGTGCTTCCAGGACCAGGAACTATAATTCCTGCAGCTGATTGAGACACACCCAAACCAACTGTTATTCCGGATGTACTCGCAACACTAATAATTTGATCTGCTCTTCCATCGATAATACCAATTCTGATTCCATCTGCCCAAGATCCTGGATTCTTGGCAACAAATGTTTTATTGGTAATTACGTTTTCATCGTATTGAAGTTGTTCGTAATGTTCAATACTCTTAATTTTGATTGAACTTCCTGAACCCACATAAGCATTCTGAAGTTGATCATCGTCTGCTCTGACGACTCTCATTTGAGCACCATATGCCAGATAAGAAGAAGCAGTGAGCCAATGCTCATAGTGCTTATCATTACCGTATGGTTTTCCAAAATTATCAAGTAAACCTTTTTCCGATCCTACTACTGTTGGAAGTTCAACAGGTCCTTGTGCAAAAGGAGCGACAAGGCCACCAACCTTTGCAGAAGATGGATCAACTCTTCCTACAGTAAGGTCAACTTCCCTTACTTTAATTCCAGGAGATGCTAAATTTAATGGCATCTTGTTTGTCCTCGCAATCCAAATTTATCTAAAAATATTTATGGAAAGGTGTATTTTCAGTGGGGAAACTGTGCGTGATACTTACCAATCAGGATATTCCCATCCAACTATCCTTTTCTTTTTATTTTTATTAACTCTTTTCTTTGTGCATAGTTTACATTCATAAGAATATGCTGATGCTAATGTCCCTCTATCTTTTCTAGTAAGATAAAAGTCATCAAGTAAACTTTTAACTTCTCCACATACTCTACATTTACGATCAAAGAATAGCAGATGCTCTAGTTCAACTTGATCGTCAAAATCCATTACCTATAATCCCACATATAAGAACGGTCACCATATTCATCGGAATACCATCTATCACCATCATTATCTACAAAGGTAGTTTCATCATTAAATCCATCAGAGATAAATCCAAATGGTGCCATATCCTGTTCTATTTGATTTTTTTGCTCTTCATAAATTCTTTTACGAATATCAGTTTCAGTCATCTCCTTAAAATAGTCTTGTGCAACTAACCATGCAAAAAGAACAAGACACATTGCAAGGTCATCATTACATCCTTCCTCTGCTTCAAAAGAATTATGTCTTTGAGCAAAAGTCGTTAGTTCTGAAATAATTTCATAGTCTAGAGTAAGTAATTTAAATTCTTCAATGAGAGTTTTTAAGTTGGAGCATCCAAGTTTTTTGACGGCAGATGTTGTCCTAACTCCAAGTTGAGTTTTACTTCCAGAAAATCCCTGACCGACAACTTGTCCATTTCTCCCTCTCATCGATGACATAAGAATATTTTCATATTCCAAATCATAATGAAGAATACTTGCTACTTGATCTCCAATATCATTAACTTCTACTAATAACCAAGCATTATTATATCCTTTCGCAACATCTAAAATGATGTTAGGAAATAACATGGGTTTAATTTCATTATTTCTATATTTTGCAACTACCTTGTAGGGGAATTCTGTAATATCAAATACGATAAATGCAGAATAATCGTTGCCCAACCCACGAGCAACATCAATGGTAAGTAAGTAGTTGTGGTCTTTTTGCGCTTCTTCGTAAACATCTAAACCCGCATTTCTCTGTATGGGATTTTCATATACTAGGCTTTTGAGAATTGTTGGATTTATAAGGGTATTGACAGAACCAAGAAACTCACACTCGAACTCAACTCTGAATTGCTGTTCTGATGTATTAGCAATCGTCTGTTCTTTCCATACTTCATCTCTTCCAGGAACCTCGGACCAATGAACATCAGTCGGAACGTATTCATTTTTACCTCTCTCTGCGTCATGCCACATACGGTAGAAATGATTCATACCGTGTGGAGTGGATACGATAATTACTTTGGTGTTTTGACCAGAAGTAATAGTAGGATAAACAGAGGCAAAGAACGAGTCAGCAACGTGGTTTGGGACGAATGCGAACTCGTCGAGAAAGAGGATGTTAAACGACATACCTCGGACAGCACTAGCAGACGTAGATGCTGCCAATATTTTACTGCCATTTTCCAACTCCATTGAACCTTTATTCCAGGATATGATACCCTGTTGCATCCATTTAGGCAAGTTCTCATAAGCAGTTTGTAATCTGCTTAAAAGTTCTCTTGCAGTTGCTGCTTTGTTTGCCAAAATACCAATATTTACACTGTCGTTAAAAACGGCATAATGTAAAAGATATGACACCACTGTAGTAGATTTACCAGTTTGTCGTGGCATCTTACAGATATTAAATCTGTTATTATGAAAATTATGAATTAGTTTTTCTTGGAAGTCATATGGATGAAACTGTGTCAGACCTTCATCAAGAGAAACAATCTTAATGTAGTTATTAGCAAAATACACCGGATCTTCTTTACATCTGAGAAACTCAATGACTTGCTCCTCAGTGAATTGGATCGGTGTATTTGCTTTTTTTAGATTAGGATTACCAAGATATACTTCACTCATAAACTATCAGCAGTTCCACGCCCTCAGAGATTTGTTGATTCTGCTATCAGGATCGTTAGCAGTTTTGCTACTAGTTAGTTTCTTTTTCATTCCCTTCATTCTCGCACAAAAGCTCTTTCTACGAGGGTTCCCAACTTTCTTTGAAGGTCTCTTAAGATCGCTTCCTGGGTTCTCACGTTCATACGACTTCCTGCCTTTTTCATTTAATCCTCCAGATTGATTTTTACCAGACTTTTTTGTCCATGCTGCTCCTTCCTGAACTTCAGTTTCTTCGTTCTTGGGAACGCAATTAGGAACCATTCTACCACCTTTTTTCTTCATACCAACTTGCTTATGGGTATCCCAGCAAGGATCTTTTTTCTCTTCTAGTTCTGATCTCCAATCAGATTGTTCAAATCTTACTTTTGGTTTTACTTTTTTCTTACCATCAGCAGATGGAACAAATGATCCAGTTTCAGGAGACTTCATATCTACACTATCAACATCACCATCAACATCAGCATCAACTCTTTGAGTTGCTTTTATTGAAAGTTTTTTGAGATTACCACCACCAATCTTAGATTCTTTTTCTTCATTCATTTTCTCACGTTTTGCCTTTGCCTTGGCAAGCAATCTTTCTTTAGCAGCATCCTGTTCTTTTTTGGGGATAGCAGTAACGGCACCAACTTTCTGATCTATATCTCCAGGTGCATATCCTTCTTTCTTTACACAGTTATTATAGGTCTTACCAAACATCTTTTTGGTGCCTTTCTTCTCATATCCAGGCCAGCACTTCTGTGCTTTCTTCTCTTCAAGTGTTTCACCCTTCAGTGGTTCTGGTTTGATGAGATCAATAAATTCATATTCAGTTGCTTTGAAGTCATCTCTCCAGTTTGATAATTCATATGACTCTTTCTTAGTGCTGTTACCCCAGTTGGCAGCACCAACCTTACGGCACTTAACTAGAGCACCTGAGGCATATGCAGAAGGCCAGACAGAATAACGTGACTTGACCTTATGATAGCAGGCATCTTTGGTGCCACTACCTTTGCCTTTCTTATCCTTTCCTTCGATAATTTCTACTTCTTCTTTTTTCATTTTCTTTTTGTCAGTAGCAACGTAAGTTGGTTTTGCAGCACCAGATTTTTGTTGTTGACCCGGATCTGCTGCTTTCTTTCTTCTTTGAGCAGAAAGTCTTTCTTTTTCACTCATGCTTGCTCTTTTTGCTGAAGAGACACACTTTGGTGTTCCCTCTCCTGGTTCATCACTTGCACAGGTTCCACCTGTTACAACATTGACCCATCCACCTTTACCATCTTTTGATTTGGATCCCTTAAACCATTTATGAAGGGTTCCCTCACTCATTCCTCCTCCACCGTTACCTCCGTTGGATCCACCATTGCCACTCCCATTCCCATTGCCACCATTCCCAGAACCATTACCATTACCATTACCATTTTCGTTATCGTCTATAGAATGTCCATTTTCTTTTCGTAGATATCCAGCACGACCTACTACCTTAAACCCTTTTGGGATAGGTTTGCACTTTTCATCTGTATAACAATAATAATATCCGCTCTTACACTTTTTCATCAATAAAAAAGTAAATTACTCTTTATTATTTAGAAAACCTTGTTTTAACATTTTTTGAAGTTCTGAAGTAGAACCTACAAATACTGCATTATTAGTAACGTTATTTGTAGTCTTTTTAGACTCATCTTCAACGTCTTTAAGTTTCTTTTGTAAATCAATAAGTTTATCAGTTGTATCCGCAACACTCTTAATCAACTGCCCAGCGACCTCATATGCCCTTGGACTGCCTCCTTCACCTGCTACCTCCATAATGCCATTAATTGCCTCCTGTCCCTTTTCTATGAGGGAGTAGAGATTCGCACGACTATAACTATAATCCTTCTCTATATCATCTTCCTTAGATTTAACAATCTCAGGTTTTTTAATCGGTTTTGTTTCCACAATATCACTTTCAATATTTAAAGCTTCATCGATAGAATCATAATTATTATTCATGATAATCAAATATCCTCTTGTCTGGTTGGACTAAAATCTTTAGAGTTTGGCAAGAATGTCCAATCTTCAGTAAATCCAAAATCGTCAGTTGGATCTGCAGTTATTGGATCTACAGAAGCAACATATCTCATTTCACGTTTTGCAACAGTTGTATCTGTACCCGAAGAAATATCTGCTTGAACTTTTCTGATAAGTCCATCAGAGGATTCTGCAATCGGACCAAACAGATAAGTTTTTGCACTAAATCTCAGTGTATAAATGAGTGCCCTTCTTGTTTGAAATGAACCCTCATAATCATCTTGGAAATCAATACTATCAAGAACGATTGGAATATCTCTTTTTTCACCAATAGAACTAACTAAATCTACAGTTAAGTTGAATGATGGTTGAAAGAAAGGGAGTATCTGTTCAATAATCTGAAGAGCATCATCATTTAACTTGCTAAAAATATTAAGTTCAAACTCAATATTATAAGGGACTGGCATGAATACCTTTTTCATTTTACTGGTGCCAGTATCAACAGCTTTGAAAGTTTGAGTCACACCAGTTTTTCTAGTCGCATCATATGAAATTCTAGTCATCTCAAATGACATTCTTGGAAGAGTAATAGCAATTGATTTTGTCAGTTGCTCTTGTTCTTGAATTTTTGCTAAAAACTTCTGCATTGGTCCATAAGATAGACCAACTTTTGTTTCATCTAAAATAGTTCCATCACTCTTTGTGTGTCTGATAGAAATATCATTAAATAAAGTTCCAAAACTAATAATAGTTTTTCTTATAATTTCGTGATAAAAGTATGTTCCTAACATTAGTAGCTACCAAATGGATTTGACTCTGTAAAATCTATAATATTATCTGCTTCTGTTTCTATCTCTTCATTAACGTCATATGGGTTATCATAACTTTCCGAATCATAGTCTTCGACTACATATGTGGCTGATGATATTGAACCAACTATAACTTCACCTGTATTGAACTTACCAGTATTTAGTGCAACTCTAAGATTGGTAGTGGGAAGAAGACCTGCTTCTGTTGGGGCAATTATTTTAAAGTCTTTGACTCTTGCGGTAGTTCCTGAAGTTTGACCAGTAACAATCTCATTGTAAATAAACGTTCCGATGCCAATTGTTGTAAATCCACTAAATTGAATTCCTGGTGTTTGAGTAAATTCTGTTCCACCTTTAAGAATTCTTAATTCACCAATTTTTTTATCAGCAGTAATCAATGCAATAGCAGAAGCACCTACTCCTATACTACCAAATTCATCATCATTAGATATTTCAATTGTTGGTGCTACAGTATATCCAGATCCGGGATTTGTAATCGTTAATGCGGATATTGTACCTCCAGCACCAATTATTGCAGTAGCAACTGCTGTTGTACCAATACCTGTAGTTACAGTTTCAATGTCTATATTTCCTGAATCGTCTCCACCAACACTACTTGTCAAACGAGTTCCACTATTTGGTGTATCAAGATTACCCATATCACGTAAAGATCTTCTACTATATGCACCACTGAATCCATCAGTTCTTGCCATAGTTCCAATTTGAATATCAATCTGACCTGGGATTGCTTCGTAGAAAGTGGCTTCATAAACCATATTTGGAGAACCTAATGTGCCACTAGTATCATTGGTTCCCTCTGAACGGACTATGAAGGTTCTATTTGGTGAAGTTCCTACTGCACCATGGAATATTCTTTGAACTGAATTATCACCAGCCTGCATCATAATTTTATTCAGTGTTGGACTTGTTTTACTGAAACTTTGACGTTGATTGCTACCAGAACCAAAGGTCAAATAGTTGTTTGTTCCAACATAAACTTTATTATATGTTTGTCCGTGATAATTAATGTTAAATGGTATATCTACCTCAAAATATCCATCATCATTGCCCCCACTAGATACACTCGTTACTGTAGTAAGTCCTGTTGCTCCCACTAAATTATTAGCGATTGTTGTTGCTGTTATAATTCCAACTAAATGGTATCTGTGACCTCCCCCACCTGTATAATCAGCACCTCCATATTCAACTGACACTGCAGATATTCGATTCGACCCATCAACCGCAGTTACATTAATAAGTGCAGAATTTCCGGGATCGTTTTCAGCAACAGTCGAGAATGGTTCTAACTGATATTGACCAACGGAATAACCATCACCGGTACTGTCAATTGATATTGTGTCGATAACACCAGTTCTTGTTGGTGGACCATCTATTGTTACAGGTGGGTTAGCAGTATATCCAACACCAGGATTAGTTAATAATGCTGATATAGTTCCACCAGCACCAACTGTTGCAGTTGCGGTTGCACCTAAATTATCAGGTCTAACGAATGTAATAGTAGGCACAGTTGCATATCCATTTCCAGAATTGGTTAATGTCAATGTATTGACACTAGTAGTACCTATTGAACATGTAGCAGCTGCTCCTGTTCCACCTCCACCACTTATTGAAATTGTTGGTGGAGTTGTATATCCAGATCCACCATTTGTTATTTCAAGTCTTAAAATTGATTGAACATTTGCTCTACTAGTTGTAATGGCAACTGCTGTAGCAACAACATCTCCTCCAGCAATATTTGGTGGATCTGAGAACGTAATTGTAGGTGTTGAAGTATACCCACTACCATCGTTATTTAAAAATATTTCATTAATAGCACCAGTTCCGATAGATGCTGTTGCGGTAGCAGTCACTGCAGAACCAACTAACGTTAAAGATGTAATATATCCCTCATCTTCTACAGTATTATCAACTTCGTCAATATTTGTATCGACAAGTTCATTTTCATATTCATAGAGTTCACAACTTAATTCATATGTATAATTTGATCCCAATTGATAAAATGGTTTTTCAACTTCTACTCTTTTAATTTCAAATAATCTTTCTCCAAGAGGAAAATAAATTAAGTCTCCTTCTTTTGGTCTTGTGATTAAGTCTGCAAAATCATAATCAGTAATTCTACCTTCCCTTATACCTGACTGAATGCCTTCTAAAAATGGTGCAATAAATTCTTCATACCTCTCTTTAGATATTGTTAAACTTATTTCATTTTTCAATCTAAGACCAAATTTGGTCATAATATCGCTATCAGGAGCATATCCCTCATAGTTATTGATATAAGCTTCAAGCATAAAAACATCATCAAATTTTGATGATTGAATTTCACGAATAATATTATCAGTTTTAAAAATTTTTCTAGGTAGATAATAAACATCTACACCATAAATTCTTAACTGTTCATTAATTAAATCTTGAACAAGAAACTGTTCATTCGGAGATCCTTGAAGAAAAAATGGGTTTAATGGCATAACTATTAACCAATCATATCCATGGGTGGAAGTTCATAATCAGAAGACATTTTTTGTTTTATTTCATCCAGTTCTCTCTGACCATCTTCATAAATTGCTCTACCATTTAGTTCAACTCCACCTGGAAGTTTGACTCCTTGAAATTTAATTAAATTTTGTCCCCACTGTTTTTTAATTGCTGCAGTAAGGTATCTTTTAACAAAACTATCATTATATACTTTTGAAAAATTTTCTGGATCCATTGCTCTATAACATTCAATCACCAAGAAATTATTTACTTCTTGTGCATTCCAGTCAATATCAAGATATAATCTATTTTGTCTTTGATTAAATCTAACTTGTTTATCGGTTGTCAAGAGAAAATCTATATCTTCCAAATATGATTTGGTCATTCTATATGTCAATAAATCAACAGAATTGAAGAAATATAAATCATTTAAAAACAACTGATACTTGATACTGAACATTCCGCCAGAAATAGAACTAGTATCAAACTTAAATATTTTTTCTATACCAATTACAGAATCTGGAACTTGAATAAAATTCGATGTCTCATAAAAGTTTGATGTAACTGTTCCAAAACCTGATATATTAGTTGATGTTCCTGTGGTAGTGACAATTCCAACACCAGTAGTAGTAATACCGGCAGATGAAGTTCCACCTCTTCCACGATCAATATCATCTTGACTAATTTGATATTTCAAATATGTTTTCTCTACACCATCAAAATGCCTTTCATTGAAAAATTGAATAGTATCGTCAAGTAAATCATCAACCTGTTCATCTGCAACATTAATTTCAAGAACAGGTGCTCCTAATTGTCTTAAACAATAATCTTTTAATTCTTGCTTAGTAGTTGGTTTTGCCATCAGAATGAACCTCCGTCAATAAGTCCTGCAGTGAGTGTTCCTGCAACAAATACATCATTAGAAAACGTTGCAATACCAACAAATGTTGATAGTCCAGCAACGTGTAAGTCTCTAGAAAGTGTCAAGTCTCCACCAGCAGTTAGTGTAGATGCGGCACCAGGAAAACCTGCCTCAAGACCACTTCTAGCAGTAATTAGTCCAATGGCATCAACATTGGTTACATCTTCATACGTAAGTGTTCCCGCAATGGAAACATTGTTTGCAAATGATGCATTACCTACAAATGTGGAAACACCAGATACATTTAGATGATTGAGTTGAGTCTGATCTTCTACATCTAAATTGGAATTAGCATCAATAGTAAGAAATGTGGCAATACCAGAAACATTTACGTCATCTAATTCAGTTTGACCATCTACATCTAAGTCACCTTTAGCATCAATAATTCCAATAAAAGTTGATACTCCAGCAATTCTGAGATTATTTTCAACATTAAGTTGACTTCCGTCAAAAGTTAAGTTAGCATCATCTTCAAGTTCACCACCTGTTCCGGCAATAACAATTCTATCGTTTGTTAAATCCTCTACTTTAAGTGTGTTTGCTTGTGCTCCGGAATTAATATCGAGAAGACCTGATGTGGTGGTGACACCTGATACATTCAAATCATCCAACTCAGTATGACCATCAACATCTAAATTTCCACTTAGAGTTGCATTTCTTGCTGTTATTTCATCTAATACTATATCATCTTCAATATAAAGATCTCCTCCGATATAGAGATCTCCTCCAGTGGTTGTAATTCCACCAGATGATGCTAAAGTTGTAATACCAACAGATTTAAATGAACCGTTTACATCCAAACCATTTAGGATGTCAACCGCAGCATTAATATCAAGGTTTGATGCAAAAGTAGAAACTCCAGCAACTGTAATACCTTCACCAATATTTACTTTCTTTGCTACTCCAATTCCACCATTAACAATTAAAGCACCATTTGCTGATGTTGTGGAATTTTGAGTGTTTGAAAATGTAACAATACCACTAATATTCAAGGATGACGAATCAATCGTATCCGTCATGTAGAATGATTCTGTTGTAAGATCCCATACAAGGATCATTCCATCTCTAGTTTTTAGAGTGGAGTCAACATCACTTAAATTGACCAATCTTGTTGGCGGTGCTGAAGCATTAGATAGTACACGGATTACGTTCTGAGAACCAATCCTGTCGTTGATATTAGGCATTACTTGGTTACCCCTGCTCTTACTAATGCTGCTCCCTCAACAGCTTTATACGATTTCCCTTGAACTATAAGTTTTACATCAAAAACATGCCTTCCGGGAGTTAAATTTGAAGTTTGTGAGGAGGTTAAAGAAATAGAAATAATACCTTGTTCTGGACTTGTAATAGACGATCCAAAAGCAATAGAAGAGTTTGCACCATAATGTTTTCTTATTTCTCCAGTAGCTCCATATCCAGTCAAATTCATGAGGGAATTTGTTCTAGTATCTTCTAATTGAAATGACGTGTCGAAGTCATATCCCTGCTCAATCACAATATTAGATACATAAACGGCCATTATTTTGTGATTCTAATATATCTCTAGCTATTTATAATCAGTTACTTATTCAAAATTTCATGAAGTAAAGATTTTATCTCATTAATATCTTTTTTCATTTCATCCAATTCTTTTTTACGTAAATCTTTTTGTGTAATAGAATTGACATATTGATTATATCCGGTGATATCACAGTTTACGATAGCACCGGTATTTTCATCTCTGTATAGATTGGAGTGTCCTTCTACTTTTATCATCTGAGAGCAATAATTCTAAGATCTGCAAATCTAGGTGCTTGTGATTGATTAGAACTAGACATTACGATTTTAATTCCATATCCAGTAAATAAATCCAAATTGTCAACCGTAAATTCATATTCTAAAAATTCACCATCCAAACTTTCTCTAACCTTTCTATCTGGTAATCCACTGTTTTTGGATGGATCAACAACTAAGAAACCTTCAGTTGTTTGTTTGAGATTATCATATCCTGGGAATAAGTCATATGATTGTTCAATTTCACTAGAATCTGCTTTTACTGTTGTATAGAGAAGTCTAAAGTCGGCATCTCCAGGTCTTTCTGCAGAAATAATAACTTTAAGTCCAGATGCTGGATTTTGAAGAGTTGTAATGTTTGAATAATATACTGACGAATGTGGATCATCAACAATAGAGTTGACACGATTATCATTAGGATAATCAGTGATTGGTTTATTTAATCTGTTGATATTAAGTATAGAACCTGCTTGATCTAAATTCAATATTGGAGAAAGTGCATTGTTTGGATCATTTGAAGTAAATGTAATGGCAGTTGTAAATGATTTATTTCTTGGTAAAGATGTCAAATATTCATTTTGATTTACTTCTGAAGCAACCATTCTTAAAGAAGATAATGAATTCATTGAATTTAATTGAACATCTTCATATCCATTATCATTAAATGAAACTTCTTGTCCATCTACACTGGTTGCGGTTGTCGTTCTAACCTTTGCTGTTGCAAAAGTAGTTGATCCTGGAGTAGTTATATCATATGATGGATTGATTGAATTAAATACCAAGTTTTCAGAAGCAGTAACAGAGTCTCCTCCAATTAATTTTTCATCATTAAAGGATAATTGTGGGTAATTTTTTGTTGGAGATATAGATCCATCGGAGGATCTATCTATTCCTTTAGTATTTGATCTATCAATTTTAACATAGTAACTATCAATGTCAATTGGAACATCATTAGAACTGGATGCATCTGGAGAAATTGCAGTGTTAATTCCACTAATTCTTCTTAAAGAAACTCCACCAAATTCATATTTTTCAACAACACTATTTACTGAGTGATTAATTGCAATTGTTCCATCAATACCTCTTCCATTTGAATTTATAGTCAATGTGTTTCCACTTGCATTATTATATGCAATAATTTCACCTCCAATTTTTACATATCCAAGATTAGTTCCATCGACAGTTTGTCCCTCAAAAGTTGTAAAATCTGCTGTAGAACCTACATTTATAGATGAAGTTTCTCCGACAGTAAGTTCCGAATTTAATACTGTTGCTGGAACATCTGATTTGATGTTATCAATAACTAATTTATTGGTTCTTGAATACATTCCATGATTGAAATGATCTACTTTAAAGTAATTCCCAGAATAAATTCCACCATCAGCAGTAGAAGATATAATTGTAGTTCCTGCAACAGAAACAATTGTGGTGGGATCACTATAATAACTAACTGCTGCCCCCACAGAAAATTCACGATTAGTACCACTACCACCAAATTCACCCTGAACATTAGTGAGATATAAAGTATCAACACCATGAACGGCAGCAATTGTTATCCTCGCATCTCTACCTGTTTCTGTTGATGTCGATGAAGTTACAATTCCAACTACATCTCCAACTTGATATCCTGAACCATAATCTGGATGGAATGCTGAATGTGCAACTCCAGTAATCACTCCATTTGAATTTGTAGTAATACGAAGTTTAAGTCCCTCACCTTTACCTGAATAATTAAATGTACTTACCACTACGTTAGATGCACTTGCTGGATAATTCTGTCCAGCTTCAGTCAATGTTGTAGCATCACTGACAGAACTTCCTTGTCCAACAATAATAGCTGAACCATCATTATTGAAACCTCCAGCAAGTTTTCTGCCAACACCTAAAGTTGTAATCATATGAGCTGCAGTATTTGGATCCACTGTATCAATACCAATTCTTCCTGTTTTTGGAAGAACTGTAATAGGATTATTAATTAATTTTGAAACATAATCATTACTCTGATCTAGAGGTGGATTATAGAAATAAGCAGTTCCAGAACTTTGTGTGAATTCTGCTTTATAAAGTTTAAATTTCAGATCTTGGTTCTGATCAGTTGACCAAATAGATCCATTTTGAGACTTGAATAGAGATCCAAGAGCAAACTGTTTAGTATAAATGACTTGATCAACATCAGGAAGTTGCTGTGTGTTAACAGTTTTATCTCCCATAACAGCCGTCCACACTTCATATTCATCACTTTGATCTGATATTAAAACTATTGCATACTCTCTACCAGGTGCCAAGAAAATTGGTTCTGGGAATCTAACATTTGTAGCAATTTCTCCAGTATTTGATGTTTGAATCAGTTGTGTTTCAACACCATTAACACTGCCTCTTGGTCTAAGAGTCACTGGTTTTCCAATAGTTGTAAGTGTTGGTGTTCCCAACTGAGTTTCTCTCACTTCTACTCTTATTGGTGCATTACCACTATCAATTCTGGCAAAAAATACATCTACAGATGTTAAAAATACTCCATTCACGTCGTCATCAGTATCAATATCAGATTTGACTTGAATATTTCCACCAACAGTAAATGTTTGTGCTAGAGGATCGGTATATTCAACATTAACAGATCTTGTCAGATTAAAGTTTGTAGTACTTGAAATATCTGTTCTTGTGGTTTCTCTTGTAACTGTTGCTTGGAATCTCAAAACAGTCCCATTTGCAGTATAGGATGTTTCTGCAAAAGAAATTTCATTGCTTCCAGGTAATCCTTTATCATTTGTGGAACTAGACGTTAATTTATAAGTTTTTGTTCCTGCACGCAATCTAACACTTGGTGTTGGATTTGCATGTGGAGGTCTGATAAAGAATGATCCATTAAGATCTCCAAAATTATCCGAAATTAATCTAATATTCTTTACAGAAGCAATAGCATTACTAGTTTGTCCAACTAATTGCATACCAGATTGAATATATCCAAAATATTCACCCTGTGCTCTCTTGCTAAGTGCATTAACATCAACATTGAGAACATTTGATGTGGAACTATAAACTGAACCTAAAATTTGAGATTTATTATATGGATTTTGATTATATGTTGAATCTGGACTTGAAATACTTCCTGATTTATGATCAGGTCTACATACTCTAAATCTAATCCTTTCAACACCTCCTATAGATCCAATTACAGTTTCTCCAACTGTAAATGCTGCAGATACATTTTCAATTTCTATAAGTTTTGGAATTACATCAACTTCACTTCTTCCATCTAAGAATTGATAATATCTTGTATTTGGTTTTAAGTTGGATGCATTAAATTCTACATTTCTAGATCTAATAAAGAACTGATCATTAGTGCCGACTACTTCATTACGAACACTGGTATCTACAGTATCAAAAGATCCTCTAGAAGTGCTTGAGGTACTGAAAGAGAAATTTCCTGCCTGCCTTGCAGCATTTCTTCTTAGTTCTCTTCCCTCTCCTCCACGAACGAAGACATTGGACCTAGTATTAGAACTTAGATTATTAGTCAAACTGACATTATTTCTTCTAGTTATTCCACGATCAACATTTCTATCTGCAAGTTGAACTGTTCTAGTCCAATTATCAACTGCAGGATTTAGTGTAACTGTGCCATTATAAACAACGATATTGAATGGATTTACATTTTCAATCTTAGTGGCAAATGGTTGTTCTAACCAATCAATCTGGTCATATGCAAGTGTTAATGAATTGCCAGTTTTTTCAACATTAGAATCTAAAAGAACTAGAGGAGTAGTTGAATACTTGTCCGAACTTAAATCTATATTTTCTGGGGTAAAATTATTTAAAGTAGCTACTAATGATTCTAACGAATTACTACTAATATCAGAATTAAGTGTTCTCGAATCTTGATCAACTAATGTTGTTGATTCAAAAGTATCAAACCTAGAATCATCAGAGAAGTCATCAACAAAGAATCCACTCTTAAATCTATCAGAACCTTCGGAGTCTTTTATCTGTAATGTTTGAGTATTGACTTCTAGTAAAGAGAGGGTCGTTACTCTTTCTAAATTTTCTACTCTATCTTCAATGATACCAATATCTCTCATCGTATATCTTCTATTATCGGTTAAGATAATATTTGCATCAGATGCATTATAAAGATATGCAGGATATTCTATAGTTCCAAGTTCTAAAAATTCACCTTTTTTAGTTGGTGGTTTTGGATTTTTAGAGGATACTCCTTTGTCTACAACAAAATTTCCAAGAATATCAAGATAAATTTTATCTATTCTAGGAAGATAGAAACTTTGACTAATTATAGAACCCTCTTCAGGTGCCATAAGTCTCGATGGAGATCCAGTTAATGCCGTTGTTCTCGTATTGAAATCAAATGGAGATCTATCAGTTGTTGTTGATGGATCAAAAACTGCTACTCTGGGTCTGAAATCTAAAGTATCTGTTGCTCTAATAGAACCACCGATATTTGGAATATCTTTTGAGAATCTTTCACTATCATAACTGTCTACTGTAAATACATCTCCAACATCATTTGCAGGAACAGTATAATGATCAAAAATCACTAATAAACGTCTTGAAGGTTCTTGAGTATTCTTATTTCTTACGATTCTAGAATAATCATAATACTGATTTTTTTGTCCTCTGTTTAATTTGAAAGACTGTGTTATATTGCTATAATCACCATATTCTATAGAGTCAATTTGAGCATTGAGTTGAGATTCTTCAAATTTTAGCACTTCCCCTACATCAAAAGTTTTGTCATTCAAATAAACAATTCCTAATTTATTTACATTATTCGTAGCTAAGGGTGATGTGGTGCTATTCGATACAATTCTTGCCACAGCTCCACTATTTGGTCCAATAATATTTTCGCCGATTATTGCATTTGATCCAACATTTGCTATGCCTGCAAATGTAAGAACATCGAGAGTTGGATCAGAACTATTCAATGACTCATAAACAGCAACTACTTTGGAGACATCTGGATAATTCAAAGATATTTCTTCATCTTGAACTCTTAATCCATAATATTCGTTATAAGTTAATCCATCATTTTTAGAAGTTGCCGTAGCAGTACCAGACTCTTTTAATTTAGATCTATTTACAAAAATAACCCTACTTCTATCATAATTTTTAGTTTTACTCTGAATTCCAGTCTTAAGAGCGGTTACATTAACAACATTATTAGATGAGTTTGTCAATCCCTTTATAGTTACTACACTTGAAGTCTGACTAAAAGCATCTGATGATAGAGGTGCGATTACACCACTACTGTCAGTCAAGGAAAATCTCTCTTGATCGAAATTGACCCAAGTAGAATTTGGCAGACTAGTAATACCACTAATATTAAGTGTTAATGTGTTATTTGAAATATTTTGACCCGCTAACTGTTCGATCACAAATAATTGTGAAGTGGAAAGATCAACTGCAGAAGCATTTTGCTCTGGTAATGGTGCAAATAATGTTCCAGATCCTTTTATAACGGGTGCACCTAAGAATCCATTAACTTGAATTTCTGATGTTGGCAAACCACCTTCAAAAACTCCAAGAACATTGCTGATGCCACTTGACCCGTCCGATATTCCGGAAATCTCAAATGACAATGCATCTGCTGCGACACTAGTTACTCTATTATAAGTTTCTGTAGATAAACCAGCTTGCTGATATCTAATTACAGTATCGGTATTAATTCCAACAAAAGTACGTCCAGGAGAAGTTACTGTGGAAATACCAGTTCCAGTATCTACTGCAGTTATTGTCAATTGAGATATAGAACCGGGAAAACTGAATAAATCTAAAATTGAATCTGCCTTAAATTCTGGTAAATTACCATCTATAGCTTGTTTTACAGATTTGATATTTTGTGTATTATACGCACGAACTTCCTTCACAGATCTTGAAGACTCTATGCCATTAATCAATAAAATTTCACCTTTAGCAAACGTTCCAGAAGTCTGCCTCAAGAAAATTTCATCGGATGCTCCATCTGCTATTGCAAAACCACTGGCTCCTGTGCTCTTTCCTTTAATAAGGAAAGACTCTTTTAAATCTGATGCTGTAACAGCACTATTTAAAGTTAGTAATGTATATGTTTGAATATCATATAATCTTAAGTCCCAACTAGTAGTTGCATCAATATATGGAGAATCTGTTAAATTAAATGAATATACTCTAGCTTCTCCAATTTGACCTCCCACGCCTCCTAATTGGGAATATAGTTGAATTGTTTTTCTTAAATGTGCTAATCCAGTTACATTATTAACTTTTAATATATTTCCCATTTCAAATGGGACTGTAACATTTTTAATATCCTCAGTATCTCTTGGTTTATCAATATCAATAGTAGTGGATGATATTTTTTCAATATCATACCCCTTAACATATGCCTTTCCTGGTGATATTTTTAATGCAGATAAATTATCTGAAGGAGTATTTCCTTCATCAGTTTTTTCATTGGAGAAATATACACCATCATTACCCAATCTATTATTTAAAGACTCTTCTAGATCTAGATCAAATGAATTTACCGTATAATTTCCAGACTCATCAAATGTTCTTCTTGCTAACTCATCACGAATCAAATTATAAGTAGTTTTTGTTATTATCTTTTTAACTTTTCCATTTTTCAACCTTAGTAACTCTACAAAATTAGTATCATTAGTATCTGTTAATGATCTTTTTGCAAGAGTTAATGTAATTTGTAATCTATCCGCACCAGGTGATGCATAATTTGAAAATCCCTTCGCATTATCGAATAAAGACTCATCGTCTTTTGCATTGATTAAGGATTCATTAATTTCTAATCCAACTCTATATGATGGAGTATTTGTATAAAAGTCTAAAAGAATTGTTTGATCTAAGACATTTACAAAATATCCTCTTATAAAGTAAACACCATTAGCAATTGATGCAGATGATCCTATTGCAGTTGCATCAGAATTAATTGCCGAAGCAAATGGAGTTCCAGAATTTATTGTAGTATTTCCATAAACAACATTTTTATTAGAAGTCAATAATTCTCCATCTTGGAATTGTGTAAATTGCGAATTATTATCAGACTCTAGATATTTTACATATAAAGTTATATACTCTACATCATCACTTTCTGTTGGCAAAACTACCTTTTGAACTCTAGCAGTAACTCCAGAAACCTGACCTGTTATCGTTTCTCCAACAAATCTGTCAATATATAACGATATATCAATTCCAAATTGTGTGGTATTTAATTTTACGGCGTAAAACTGCCCATCATATGAAGGATTTCCTGGAATAACAACAGATCCTTCTTTAAATATATGAGTTCCAAATTTTTCTACTTGATTTTGAAGAATCGACTGTAGAGTCGTCAGTTCTCTAGACTGAACTGGATATCCTGGTTTAAATAAAACTTTTAGAAAGTTTTTTGTAGAGTCAAAATCATCATAATATGGATTGACATTTAAATTTGTTTTTTGCGACATTTTTCTTTAGAATTCCAGAATAATTTTGATGTCTTCTTTTTGCCTAGAGTCTCTCGTTACAAGAGAACGATTATCAATGTAAATAATATCTCCCGTGTTTTTATTTATCTCAGGTTCAGCAACACCTCCAGAGAAAGTTACTCCCAAACTTACTTGTTTGGATCCAACTATTGTTGTAATTCCACTAAAAGCTATATCAACTGATCCAGTAATTGGAGATATATCATTTGTTGTTGAAGCAAAACTAACAACATTTGCTTTTGCTGTAACATCATTTCTATCAGTTTGATCAAGAGTATTTCCAAAATTCAAAGATCGGTCTTGATAATATTTTAAAACTCTTGTTTCTGCATCATAAGATGCAATATAACCTCTAGCAGTTCCGTTATCAGTAGATTGAGTTATTGCTGTACCAACAGTAGGTGATCCACTAAATGCGCTAGTTAACTTAATAGATCCTAATGAGGAGTATTGACTTCCGGTAAAAATTGTTCCTGCTAAACTGTATTTTTCTGGATTTTTGACAATTCCAACTTGAGCAAATTTTGTGTCAGTTGGAAAATCTTTAGTAGAATCATCAAATCTAGAATAAACTAAAACCTTATCAGCACCCAATTCTGAATATAAATCATAACCATGTCCTCTAGATGGAGGAATAATTGGAATTAATTTTGCTGGATTTGGAATATTTTGATTACTCTCATGTCCAAAATCAACAATACCAAAAGTATATCCACTACCACCAGAAACAACAGTTGCTTTTGTAATAGAACCAGACGTATCAACCTCTATGTTTACCTGTGCTCCTGTTCCATCACCCTTAATATCATAAGTTCCTGCTTTATAAATCCCACTCCCACCGTTTTCGATATATACAGTTTTTATCTGATTATTATTTACTATAGAATCTCCAGAATCTCTTACACTTTGAATTTGAAAATCAGTAGATGTTCCCCAATCATTTGGAAGAACAATATATTCTGTCGAATCAAACTTGACAATATCACTAGGAGATATTGTAAACAAATATTTCCAAATATATCCATCTCCACTAGTTCCTGCCGCGGATGGTTCTAAATCTGTAAAAGTTGGTTCATCTTGAGATGTATTTCCATTTACATTGGATGCTCCTCCAATATCACCATGAGATCCATTATAAAGACAAATATAAACTTTAAATTCACTATTTACAACATAGTAGTTAGTATCATAAAGTCTTGCACTTTGAGCATTTGGGGATAAATTAAAAATACTATAGTCATGACGATACATGTCATACTTGGTATTTGAAGTCCAGGAAACTTTTCTTACAATTCTTCTAACATTAGAACTGGTCAATTTTTTACCAAACAATGAAGTATTTCTATAATGACTCAAATATTGTTGATTATCAACAGGACTTGGGGGATTTGATGGAGTATCTCCCCATGAAGTGCTTCTACCAAATCCCACAGGACTAGATGTTGTTCCCGGATTTGATAATCCTAGAAAAACATAATATGAATTATTAGTGTCTAATATAGAATCTACAAAATTATTAGCATTCGCAATTCTAAATTGGTCTGTTACTATAGCAGCCATATTACATAGTTTTTAGATATTTATATCGTTTAGTTTAGTGTTTCTGGAAGTGCACCTGTATCTCTAAGTCCTTCGTTCCTTCTTTGAATTGTTGGGAAGGTAGATAATCCAACATCAACTGTTTTTCCAGAAACTCCAATGGCAATTGGAGAAGATGATCTAATAGAATTACCAGATAATCTACCCCAAGAGAATGTGCCAGTATTTCCATTAGCAGTTAGTCCAGTAACATCAGTTCCAGAATCAATATTGCAGGTAATAATTCCAACACTTCCGTTAGCAGATATTTGTCTAACATAATAAACATTATCTACAAATGTTGTTCCAATACCAACTACGGCAGCATTTGAATCATCTACTGATGTTACTCCACTTCCAATTGTGGTATTTTTAATAAGTATTGGGAATCCAACATCTAAAGTATTAGAACCACTATTGAATATATTTGGAGATACATCAAGTGTAAATTTAAGTGCTTTTGAATGGCCACTAGTAGGAGTGACTGCTTCAATTTCAGTCACATTTCCAGAGAAACCTCTTATAGTTTCAATCTTATTCAAATTCTCAAAATTGGTATTGGGAAGTGGTACAATAGTTTTTGGTTCTACTGTATAACCAAATCCAGGATTTGTTATTGTAGTTGCTGTAATTGCTCCGTTAGTAACAGTCGCTGTTGCAGTAGCAGTTGTTCCTACACCTACATTTTGTGGATCGTCGATTTGTAAAGGATTTTGGAATTTAATATTGACAGTAGATCCAACATATCCACTTCCAGAATTTCCTGGATCAATAGTAAGAGAAGAGACAGTTCCACCAGCACCGATTGTTGCAGTTATATTTGCCGGAGATGGATCTTCTTTACCATCAATAATTATACCTTCAAAGGTATAAGTTTTAGAAACATCATTTGATTCTTCATAACCAAAATTGCTTATATCATCAACAAAAATTTCTGTATCAGAAGTCCCAACATCTTTAATAATTTTTGCGGTTGGATAAATTTGAGCAATTATAGATTGTCTCTTTTTAGAAACAAATTCACCGTTAATTTGTCTATCAATTTTTTGTTTCGTCCAAGACATTGGTTTTAAATTTATCTCGTCAATTCCTTCATCAACATATAAACTAGTTTCAAATTTATCGGACGATGTTAAATCAAAGATTGTTCTCGAATCTTGCGTTTTTGTTTCAAGAATAGTATCATTTTTATAAATTCTAATAATGTCACCTTTTTCTAAAGTTGGAGGAACATTATTTACTTGAAGATCATCTTGTCCTCTTGTTCCTCTATAATAGAAAATATCAATTTTATCCTCTGGTTTGGGTGCAACACTAAACGAGAATGATGTTCCACCATCAAATACATAAGATTCTCCAGGTTCTTGAAGAATTCCATTTAAAAATATTATTAATAAATTTTGTAGATCAAAAGAAGAGTCTTCAGGTTGCTGGAAACTTAATAATGATCCATTATAAAATAGTGGAAATACTACTCTAAATCCATCTTGGAAGTTCTTAACAGAATCAATATAATCAAGTTCTCCAAATTGCCAAGAAGCAAAATTGTCATTAAATACTTCCAATACTGTCAGTTCAAATTCTGATAATGGAGATGTTAAACCTGCAGCAGTTACAAGTCCAACAGGTTTAAATACATCACCTTTTCTGAATGAATATCCACTTCTCGCAATATTAAAATTATTCACAGAATGATATGTTGATCCAATACCTGTAGTCGAACTTGCTCCAACATTAATATTGAGCAATAATCCAATTCCAGTATCTGTTGTTGGACCCAATCCAACTCTAGACACACCAGTAACTTCAAGATTTTCATATGAAGGTTCAGAAACAAATATTTGTGTTTGATTAGAATAATTGGATCCACCATTAGTTATATTGAATGTCAATGTTCCTCCTGTTCCTACAGGTGAAGCAGTTATTACTGCACCGGAACCATTTCCAGTTGGATCAACAATAGAAACACCGATTGATACTATAGAATTATATCCTGATCCAAAGGTTCCACCTGTTATTCCTGTAGTAAGACCTGTTATAGTTCCACTACCATTAATGATAGCAGTAACAGCAGCACCGACAAGTGGTGCATATCCTTGACCACCAGTAGATCCAAGAGAGATAATGACTCCACCTCTGGGAAGTTGATTTTGATTTACATCAGATTCTGATATCAAAAGACTAGTAGGATCTGAATTGTCTGTTCTAATTCCACTAAAAATAATAGAAGATGGTCCATCTACACGGGTAACGGTAAACACCACATCTGTGCTCGACCATGATGGACTAGTGACCGTAATTGTATCACCGACTTCATATCCAGTACCTCCATCATTAATAGTTGGAGTAGCACCAATTGGATAAGAAGGTCCTAAACCAATAGTAACATCAAATTCAATATCAGTAGTGGATCCTCCAGCATTAGCGGTTACAGTATGGGTGCCACTGGAGCTGTTAGATGTATATCCACTGGTATATTCTAAAGTTAACACTGGTGAAGGTGGATATCCAACTGAGGTTGGATCAATGATTGAAAAATTATTTAATGGATTATTTTCAGTTGTTGGTGTTTGGAAGATGCCATTAATAAATACAACTCCATTTCCACCAGTTGTTCCAATTCCAGTGGTATTTGATCCACCAACAGTTATTGCAAAAGTTCTGCCAATTCCAGTAAACTCATCAGAAAAGTCATCAAAAATTTCATTCGTAGTATAATCCTTTCTAAGGAATACTCTTCCAGTAAAATCTGAGGTTTCAAATTTTAAATTATTTTCAGTTCTAGTAATATTTGAATTTCCTCTGGGTGGATTTGTAAAGAAAATACTATCTCCAACAATATTGTAAGATCCTCTGTATATTCTTGTTGAAGTTGCATCAGTATGTGATGCTGCAGTTGATCCTACATGACCTCTTTCAACTTCAACTATTGTAGATGATCCTATACCGGTTATTGGTCCACTAGCAGTTGTTCCAAGACCAACATTAATAATCTTCATATATTCATCATCAATTTCTAGTATATCACCAGGTGATATTGTTGAAATTCCACTCAAGGCAAAAGTAGTATCCGTTGCAGAAATACCTCCATCATTTCCGGTCAATGTTTGAGAAATTTTAGTAAAAGCAATTGGATATTGAGCAATATTATCAATAGTAATTAACGTTTTTTCGTTTCTCTTTGCCATTGCAAATTCATGAGCATTTCCACTACCCAAACCGGTAAAAGTTACAGCAGTTCCGGCTTTAGTTGTTGATATTGAGAAATTGTTGTTATTGTCAACAACCGCAAACACTTGCGTAGGGAGAGTTGTAAATACAGCAAGTGCAGAACTCTTATAAGTCATTGGAGAAGCAGAAACTCCATCAAATGTCGATTTTGGAGTGTACACTAATTCTTCTCCATCACTGAAAAAGTGATTATTAATTGAGAACTTTCCAGTAGAGGCATTAAGAACTGCAGTATCTGCAGGATTGAATTTTTTAGCAAAAATTGGAGTTTTGTCTGAAGTTAACACAAAATTATCTTGATTAATGCGGTCTCCATTTATTGCCAGATAACGACCAGTATTGACAGTTTCAATCGATGTACCATATGAAAGATCTGGAGCCTGATTTAAAATATCCACATCAGAGTATAAGCATTCACTAAATGATTTTATTTCTAAATCACCACTAAAATTAGAATCTGGATAAAATTTTAGTAATACATTATTTCCATCATATTCTCCACCAAATGTTCCAATACCAATTGCAGTATCAAATGTTCCAATACCAGATGCTGAAAGGAATGCTGATTGCTGTATGTAAATGTCAGTTCCATCTTGAACCATCATTATCTGTTGAACTGATTTAGTAGTTCCAATTCCAACTTCAACTAAAGATTTGGAAGCATCAAATAAATTTTTATCCAAACTTAAGAATGAAGTAGATACTCCAGAAGTTGTTGTAGAAAAACCTGCTTCATAAATTGCAGATCTTTCATTACCTTCAGGTTGGTCTGGTAAAATATATCTAAAAGTTCCAACACCAACAGCAGTTGTTCCAAATCCAACAATTCTTGTTTTTGCAATTACATTTTCATTAGACTCATTCTTATAAGTCAAATTAACTACACCAGAGTCCATATAGGCATCAAAAGATCCTAATGAATTTAATGATCTAGAAAAATCTTCAGTATCGAAGTAGAATTCTGCAGTGAATATATCGTTTCCATTGTGTGTTAAATATACCTCAACAAAATTAGACTCTCTGGATAATTTTTTATATACTTGTGCATTTATATGCAATGATTCAAATTTATCAGTAGCAAAACCAATAACAATACTTGAAGTTCCTGCAGAAACTTCTTGACTACGAGATGTTAAATCAATAAATCCGATAGATGTTGTTCCAACACCAACTAATTGATTATCAAACTTTTTATCAATATATTTAATATCATACTCTGTATCATATGGATCTTTAGGAGTAAATCTAACATAAGTGTCTCCAAATTCATCATCTTCTAGTGAAAAATCTCCATACTGTTCTCCGTCAATTGTAGTTAATCCAGATCCTACATTAACTAATGATTGTTTTTCTAAAATACCAATATTTCCACTTATGAGATCCTTTGCATAAATTAAACTTGTTAATTGAACTTGATTTTTTCCACTAACATCAGATACTTTGAAAAGATAATTATTATAAGATGATGAGTTATCAATTTTAATTAAATCTTTAAATTCTGAAGGATCATCTGCAGAACTAGAGAATTGATCTTGAATATTATCAATTTTCAGAACGATATTTGATTTTGATTCATTATAATTTGTTAAATTTTTATTTTTTAATTTTACAAATTTAGACTTGTTATTGATAGGATCTAGATCAACATCTTTTACCAAATCAAAGATGTTAATAGTATCAACTCTGTTTTCCGAAATACAATCTTTAATTATTGTAGTTGTATCGGAAGTAGTTTTAATTCCAATTTTTTCATTTTCATCAGACATTACTACAGTGTCTGAGAAGTTTTTGATTCCTGTTGAGTGGACTAAACTGTTAACAGGTGTTCTAATATCTTTCCACTGTTGCTTGCTATTGATAGAATATGATAAATTTTGATAATAATCATTATCAGCAAGAACTTGATAATCTTCACTTAATTTTCCAGTTTCTTTTTCCCAACCTTCATCTTTTCTATTTGAAAACTTAGTTTCATAGAATCCATCATATTTTTCTATAGATCTTATAGTGGCAACATTTCCGGAAATTTTCCCTTCAATTCTTTCATTGGCAGAAAGATCATAAGAACCAAACACTTTTAAATTTCCAGATTTGTCACTTGCAATAACTTCCAAATCTATTTCTTGATCATTACTTAGTAATTTTTCCCCCAATTCAAAAATTGATGGTGCTAATGATATTGAAAATGTAGGGTAATTATTTTTAGATATAATGTTTCCAAAAGAATCTTGAACTGTTTTGGCAATTCCTGTATTTGTTCCCAATCCAGAAATACTAATAGTTACTTCATCGTCATTAATTGGTGGATTGAGAGTTTGATCTGTTTTATTTTTATAATTAGTTACCTCAAAGAATTTGTATCCATAATCACTAGAATTAAATCCATCACCATCTGTTCCGAATTTTTGAATACCCTCAATAAAAACTTGTTCCCCTACCTCAAAAGTATCTGTAGAAAATCCTATCGATGGTGTAGTTAAAATACATGTAAAAATACCAGTATTAGATGATTGAACTTGTTTGATACTAATCCCATTTGTATTATTAATGGTAAAAAGTTCTGCAGATTGATCAGATATACCTTTTGGAGAAGCATCAATTTTCAATTCCACAATTGAATTTCCTGCTAATGTTGGAATTATTGATCCATTATCTAACAACTCTCTAGTGTCATTATTGACAACTATTATTTGAGGTGCGGAGACATATCCAGATCCACCAGAAACTATTGTTGCAATTCCAATTGTATTGGAGTCCTTTAATACAATTTTTGGTGATATGAAAGCTTCTGGTTGTAAGGTTTTATCTGAAGAATATTCAAATCCTTCATTAATAATCCTAGTACTTTTAATTATTCCAATATCATTGGAATTTAAAGAAACTAATAAATTTTCTCCATTTGCTGAAGTTATACTTGAAATTGAAGGTAATTTCTTATATCCAGAACCTCCAGATAATAAATGTATTTTATTTGCAGGTCCAGATGCAGTTAACGAAGTAGTAGTATATTCCAAATTGTCGCATTCTGTAGATGCATATGACAATCTCTCAGGAGACTTCTGTAAAGAAATTTGAAATGTTGACACTCCTAAGTTAGAAATGGTATAATTTTGATTATATAAACTATCTACGAATAAAATTTCGGAATAATTATTTACATCCGTATCAGAAGAACTAATAAATCCTGATTTTTCTAAAGAGTAATAAAGTTTTCTTGGTAGTTCGGGACTATTTTTTATTGTAAACGTTGCATTAGAAGATCCTATTGTTCCAGAACTTTCTAGATTAAAGACATCTGTAGATCCGGTAGACACAAATTCATTATTAAAATCTTGATCATAATAAACTTTAAACTCGTATCCAGATAAAGAAGAGTCTGACAAATCAAATAGTAAATTATTATTTTTTACAGATTCTATTCTAGGATTAATTTTAGAAATATTTTGAGATGATCCTCCGGTGGATGCAAAACTTACAACTATTGGCGGATTACTTGTAGAATTAATTAATGTCTCACTTAACTTAATAATATCTGAATTAACTTTATAAACATAATATGAACCTGTTTGTAGACCAGAAATAGTTTCAGAAGTTCCAGGTTCTGCATAATAATGTACTTTATCTCCAGTATTTAAATTATGAGAAGTAATTGAAATTTGATCTGTGGACGAATTTACTGCTGAAGAACTAAATCCTATAGGATCAATTTCAAGATTTCCTGTTAGAGAATTTCTACTTACTTTTACACTAGTAGAAGTTCCAATACCAACAGAGAGATTTGGTTTTACGTTTAATGAAATTTGATCTCCGGCAGTTAATCCATGTGCCGTTGATATAGAGATAGTAGATATAATTTTTTCAACTTTTGCAGTCTGCTGGTCAAAATTACTTTCAAGATAATATTCATCGTTATCATCACCATTAGTTACGAAGTAAATTTCATCAGATGTTATAATAGTTTTTATTCCTATGGTATTTGGTGACTTATTTACAGCAAAAACAGTTGCTGGTAAATCATATGTTTGCCCAGATGGTGTGTCTGAGATAAGAATATTTCCATTTCCATTTGTCTCAAATGTAAGTTGTTGATTAGTCTGGAAAGGATGATTCAAAAGACTAATCCTTTGCATAGGTATAGATTCCTCAATTAATTCATTTCCAAAACTAAATGACGTTGAATACCCAACTCCTGCTGTTGTACCAAGTCCAACGGACTCTTTTGGATTGAAATAAATTCTATCGTTAGATTTTGAATCAAAATAATCAAGTTTTTTATCTATTGTAAATGTTCTTGATTTGAAAGATACTGATGTCCCGGCATTATGTGCAATTCCAGAATCACCTCTCTTAACTCTCAAAACATTCTTATTTTGATATACATTTAATATTTCTAAAGTTTCTGTTCCAATACCAATACTGCTGCCAACTGAAACTCCGGGTGGTATTTGTGTTACATAAATTTCAGTTGTTCCTGCACCAGAGGATGATACAATTTCTGTTGTCAATCCAGAATTTGGAATAGTTGGAACATTAATTTTAAAATAATTATTTAATTCAACCAGTTGAGAACTGCTAATTCCGGTAAATCCAGATATTGTAATATAATCATTATCGGATAATGTATGGAAAGGTGATATGGTTGCTGTTATTTTTCCATCATTTCTCCAAGTAAATAAAACATTATCATAAACTTCATTGGAAGTATTAATATTATTAATAGTTTTACCTTTTATTGAAGATACTCTGGCAGAAATTCCTCCACCATTTGTATTGGTATTATCAAAAAGTAGTGCATCATTTACTTTATAATTATCTCCAGAATTGACAATTTCTACAGAAGAAATAGATCCTTCCTGAACAGATTCAACGGAAATTTTCTGCCTTTTAATTTCATTACTTTCAATAATAAAATCATTATCAGCATTTAACTCAGAGACTTTATATGGTAAAGTGTTTCTGGAAAGAGATGAATTATTGAAATCAAATTCTTGATTTAAAGTTTTATTTTGTTTAATTGTATTTGATCTAAAAGAATTTCCAATGAAATATGGAAACTCTGGATTTCCATTGATATCAATTGTAGCGTGGTATGCATATACTCCATTTGGAAAATCTATTGTTTTTGCAAATCTTCCGTTATTTCTATCAAGATCTCCATTTTGATTATCATATTTGTAATCTTCAACAAAAAATCCGAGAGGAAACTCTGTTACTGATGGTCTATCTGAAATGTTAGACGCACTCTTTGTGTATCCTGTTGTCATAGTTTTGATTCCAGGATTAGTGCCTGTAGGATCTACAGTTGCATAGGGACCATAAATTGGATTTCCATCATATGCCCATCCAATAATTCCAGACAAATCACTTCCATCATCATTGAAAGATGATCTCAATACATCAAAATATCCTGATACTGAATATGAAAGTTCACCATCTTCATCACTTAATATTTCATTTTGCTGTGTAGGTAATTTTTCAACTTGATTTACTGTAAGTGATCTTATAGATGCGTTTAAAATTGCACCAGTTCCAGATGGGATAATTTCAATACTACTTGAAGTAGAATATCCAATTCCAGCATTGAGAATCTTTACATCACTAATTTTTTCATTAGTAATTACAGCTCTTAGTTTGGCACCAGTGCCAGATCCTGTTGGATCAGAAACGATTAATTCTGGAACTGAAAAATATTCAAATCCTCCGAATTGAAGATTGACTTCATTTATAGATCCATTTACTATAACTGGTTCTAAACTAGCACTTCTTCCATTTTTAAAAGTAAATGATGGTTTTTTCTCAACATTTAAAATATCTGATCCATACTTTGTTCCTTCTTCATAAAGATAAATTTGCTCAAGAGATCCCTTAATGATTGGTGTAGCAACTATAGATTGAGATTGTGTTGTTGTTCCAAGTCCAACAGATGTAAATTCAACGGATACTTGTATATCAGGATACTTAAATTGATGCAAATCTGTTCCTACAGATGTCAATTTTACAAATTTATCTTGCTCATAATTTGAAGAAATTGTTCCTCCAATACCAGCATCAGATAACCTAAAAGAATTATCATCATTTTTTAAGATATAATATTGATTAGTTGTTGTTAGACCAGATATAGGTGTTCCTGTTGAAGAATATTCAATTATTTCACCATCAGAAAATCCATGATTAATAAAATTAATTGTTCCATTAGATGTAGAAATTCCAGAAGGTTTTACTAAAAGTTTTCTGTTTGTGAATTTTCCACCATCTAAAACTTTTATTTCGGAGATTGTATTCTTTACATTTAAAGTTGCAAATTTCTGTATTCCGTTTAAAGATGAAGACTCAAAAGAAATTGTATTAATTCCAGATTGAAGATCTTCAAACGTATTGAATAATTTAATAGTAGTATTATTATCTACTTTTGCAAAATAGTTAGAATTGTCGATTAATGTGGATACTCCCAATCCAATAGTAATACTACTATTTCCATTATTTTTATAAGTAATTTCTTCTCCATTAACAAAATTATGATCTGTTAAAAAGGTAATCTGTGGATCGGTACTAGTTGTGTTTATACCTCCACCATCAGTCGTTCTTCTTGCATCAAATGATACTTCCCTCCTTCTGGTATTAATTACAGGTTCAAATAATCCTCCAGATACATTTCCTCCAGTAACATTAATTGATAAAACTTCCTCAATATCAAAATTCTGATTATCAATAAAAATATCTTCAATAGTTCCAGTTACAACTGGTTGAACTAGTGCAGTTGTTCCAAGTCCCGCAGAAACTTCGATAGATGGAGGACTTATAACATCAAATCCCGACCCAGCATTTAAAATATCAACTTTTTCAAGAGGTCCGAAGTAAATTTTATCAAATGTTTTATAATTTGATATTTCGACACCATTAATCAACATTCCAATTTTTCCAGGATCTGTTATTTCATCAGTTCCATTTTTGATATTTGGATTTAATGCAAATTTCTTTAAAACTTTTTGTGGATTTATTGTTTCAGATTTTTGAGAAGATGAAATAAAAGTATGAGTTTCTAAAGTGGAAGTTGAAGATGCAAATTGAACACTGTTAGAATCTGAATCTAAAAATGATGCAGATGTAAAAAGTTTTATTTTTTTGGGGTTAGTGGATGAAACTTTTACATAGTATGATCCATTTAATAATCCCGTGAGAGGTGTGTTAGATGCCCTATATTCAATCTTTTCCCCATTTATGAAGGGAACATCAGTATCAAATAAGATAGAGGTATATAAACCTGTTGTGGTGTCTTGATCCTCAAGGCTTCCACCATTTGATGAAATTGATATTGAATTCAGTTTTTTGGTAATTTGATATGTATAAGAATTGTTAGATAATCCATTTCCCCAAGAAGGAATTGAATTTGATGCAACATACGCAAAATTGTCAGTATCAAAATAAACATTTTGAACATCGGAAATAATAGAATCATTTCCATATTTTAAATTGACAGTAGAACTATTTGTCTTATGAATTTTTCTTCTTAACTTATAATTTCCATTAACATTTGGAATAAAAGAATTCAAATTCCCTATTGATATTGATTTTGATCCATAGTCAATATCAGAATTAATAAAAGGTAGATCTGAAGTAGAAGTTGGGTAGATAACAGTATTATTGGAAATGTCAACAAATTCTACAAGATCTCCCTTTTTAAATTGAGATCTATCAAGAGTCGTATCAAAAGTGACTCCCGTGGAGTTAGTCAATTGACCATTAATGTTTGTCGCCCCAATAAATGATGAAATATTGACTGAAGAACTAGTATTGTAAATCCAAGAATTTGCGAAAATTTCTTTATATGTTTTATTTTGTTCCGGATTTTTAACTAAGCTACCAACATTTTTAACTGTTATAATCTGACCTTCATCAACAGAAACAGATTTTGATCTTTGCACAAAGTTTGATAAAACTCCTGTCAATCTTAAAACAACCTTATTTTCTACGTTACCATTTTCATATGAAAAATAAGTATCATTAGAAAAAATATTATCAGTAACGGAAATAGTTGAATCAATTCCAGAGCACCCTAAAAATTGATTTACACTTTTTTCGGTATAAGTAATAATATTATTTCCAGAATATATTGTTCCAGTTTGCCCAAATCCAATAGTAGAGTCTACCGATATTACAGATGAACCTACACTTACATTTTCGAGAACTTTTGAACTTGGAGTAATGGTAAAATTGCCCTTAACATTACTATTTTCAGCATATCCAACAAATAATCCCAATTTAAAATATTGTTTTTGATTTCTTGTAAATGCCTCAACAGAAGATATTGAAGCATTTGTTGCTTCATCAGTAGTCTTAATCAATGTTTGTCCAACTATTTTTGTTGGATCTCCACTTATTACTTCAGCTACACATACTTCTCTTCTAATAAATTCGGCATCTGAAGGTTTGATTAAGTAATCTTCAAGATTAATTAATCTAGGAGTTTCTCCATACAGTACATTGAACAAGATTCTAAATGAGTCATCTGTTCCTTTTGATTCATAAAAAGATCTAGATTCTTTTATAAAGTTTCCGACATTTATTTTTGAATCAAAAACTCGATCTTCAAATCCTGGAGTATATGTAAATTTAATTTTTTTATAAAATTCACTTAAGAATAAAGAACTCAAATTTTGAACATTTGATTCCGATTTATGAGAAGATGCTGTTGTTGTAGAAAATACTAGTTCTTCTTCATTTAAATCTTGATGATAACTAGTAATACCACTAAATCCGCGAACGCATCCAATAAAAGTATTTGCAGTAAGTCCAGTATATGTAATGACTTCATTATCAATTTTTAATAGTCCATATTGATTTGGAAATCCCTTTGTGCTAGAAACTGAGATAGTATCACTAGTTGCAGTAATATCTCCGGATAAAGTTGTTGATCCCACAATAACTTCTGGTGTGAGATTGTCCAACTTCAGATATTGATCTAGATTTTCTGCAACGTCAACTGGACCTCCCTGATATTCTTGAGAGATATAATATTGCTTCAGAAAATCTAATGTCTTAGGACTTTCGTCCAAGACATACTCTGGCAATTGATTTGAAATTATATCCTGAATCTTGACTCTAGATTCAATTCCAGTTTGTATCATATTACTCTCTGATTAAACTTCCGTTAGAATAACTTGATGTGTAGAAATCTCTACTAAAGACAGTGCCAGATATTTCATCTCCGGATGAAATAACATCTTTAATCATATTTATTTCAGTTTTAGAAAGATCAAAATTCAAATAAAGATCCCTTAGTCCAACCACGTCATTAGATTCTGGGAAAGTTTGTATTTCTATAACATTATTTGGTTTGACAGTTGATACTATATTTACAGTTCCAAGATTTATTTCACCTTTTACATAATCGACTGTTCCGGCAGATTTGGCAATAACCCTTACAGATCCATCTGGTAAGTTTTTGACAATAGATACAATTCCTGTTTTTTTGTCTGCATTTGGAATATCAGTCAAATAAACAATATCACTCTCTCCATCAACTCTAAATCCTGTAGATTTTATATTCTTACCTTCTTCTGATACATGAAATTGATTTCCAAAACATAATTCATATTGTGCAAATTGATTTAGTAATGCAAACAGATTTCTTCTTATCTTCACTCTTGTAATATTTGATGTAATTGACGTATCAGTACTATCAATTGTTCTGAGAACTTTACTATATCTAAATCTACCACCAAATTTATTCAGATCTGTAGATTTTGAATAAGTTGTAAGAGAATTTAATATCTTTGTTTTTAAATTATCCGGTGTTGTTACCATAGAATCATTATAATAAACAAATGAATCTAATTCGATATATAATAGTTTTAAATCTACAATTTTTTGATTAATTCCAGAAATTGAATATTGTTTTAACTGCGATAAAATTCTTGTTTTATTAAAATCAGACACCAAGAAATTATTTTTTGGTTTAATTGAAATTTGCACAGTTCCAAATTCTGGAGGATCCAATTCTTCTCCACCAACAACAGATACAGATTCTGTATCGGGATATATTGTTTTTATAATAGATTCATAATCTCTTCCAGTAACTGCTCTATTCTGTGCCGAATATATTCTTGGAGCAAAATATTTAATAGAATCTACAGATTCTATATCTCCACCATTACTAGATTTTTGTGTTGTTGTAATTGAAAATGGTTCTGGAATAATAGTGTTTCCGTTACTGTCAACTACTTTTCCGGAGAATGAAAATCTTGTAGCATCATTCCCCTCTTTTCCATCTGTAACAAGATAGTCTACTGTAACAATTTCACCACTTTCTAATTTTCTTCCTATTAATCCATCACCAAATAACAATTCATATTTTTCATCTTGTATTTCTTGAAGTAAAAATACATAGGATGATCCAGTAACATTTGTAATATTGTCAATTAACTTATATTCTAAACCTAATCCAGAATCACCTTCTTTCTTTACATACACTCTTATGGTAGATGTGTCTATGAAAGAATTATTGAGTATAAATTTTTGATCCAATGAAGAATCTACTACAAATTGTTTGGTAAGGAATGTTCCTTGTAATATCTCAACATTATCAAAAGTAGAGGTTCTCCTGTTTACAGGTGTTCCATCAATATTATAATCAGTTACACTTGTGGATCTTTGTATATCCTCTAATATTGAAAATGTGTAAGAACTATCACTAGAACTTCCCACACATACCAATCCTTTTTTTAATACAAAAGTGGGAGATTCAGTTTGATTAACCTCTACTGTAAAACTCACAGATGCCTTTGCAGCAGTCCTAGAGCGGGGAACATACCCAATGTTCCTTGCAAGGGATACAACGTTCTCACGGAGGGTTGCAGAGTCCAAGAAGGACTCATTTACAACCATGTTTGAATTAAATGCAGTTATATACGTGTTATATGCAAGAGTATCAATTAACACTGAAAAGTTGGAACCTTCAAAATCAAATCCAGAAAAATCAGAATTTGCGCGAAGATAACTTTTAATTGACTCTTTTATCTGATCGAAATCAAGATCTGTAAATTTTGTAAAAGGCATATTACCTGGTTGCCTCTAATAGGAATGAATATTCTTGTGTTGGAAACTCTTGTCCAATTATGTCAAAAACAACAGAGACTTCAAATTGATTAATGTCTGGATATGGTCTGACTGACACTTCCAAATTATCAACTCTTGGTTCGAAATTTTGTATGGAAATTATAATTTGATCTTGAATTACTGATGCAGTACCAAAATCAACAAATTCAAATAAACTTCCCCTTATATCAGTTCCGAACAATGAGTTAAAAAACTTTTCGGTAGGTATCGTTTGAACAATATTTCTCACAGCCCTACGAATTGCTGCCTCATTTTTGAGAACAGGTAGGTCTTTTGTAATGGGATGTGGATTAAAGGACAAACTAATGTCCTTAAATGCTCTAGATATCCTCCGAATTGCCATTTTGACTAGAGTTTTCTGACTTTATTTATACCCTATTCCTTAAGATGTTTCTTTTCACCCTCTAAATCATCATGCATTATCTCTTGAAGTACTTTTTCTCCCTTCTTTTGGTTATCTTGATGCATTTTATCTAGTGTTGAACCATAATCTGTAGTCAAACTTGTTGTTCCCCATACTTCTCTCATATAATTTTTGTCTCTATCAACCGGTGAATTTCCCATTTTGTCTCCATTATTTACATTTATTATTTATTTCTTGTTTTATAATATTATAATCTTCTTCAAGAACTTCTTTTAGATAATTTTCATCATAATTATCATAATAATTTGTTTTTGCAAGTTTTTTTCTTGCTTCTAAAAGGTCTTTTCTTGGTTGAGCAAGAACTAAATTATATTTTCCGTTATTTGACTGGACACTATTAATAAAAGTGCCTTCATTTTTGGCATCAGAAAGAAATTTATAGTCCAAATATTGTAAATTGTAGTTATCCACTGCATTATAGAGAAAATCACTATCATGATGATCTTCTACAATGTAAATTACAACATCATAATCGGGAATTGGAACAATTTTATCCAAATTCCTCTCTAAAATTAGAAAATTAGCAGTAGAGGCAAAGGGACATAGTGAAAAATTCCCTAATTCTGGTCTAATTTTAGATAAATTGCGGATCCATTTCCGAACATGCTTAATTTTCTTGTCTCTCATCGGGTGTTGTCCAGAAATAATCATCACAATCACCCAATCTACCCCAATTAACATCATTTTCAGTTTGAAAGATGCGAGTTGACACCTTAAAGTCAGGTGTTTTGACCGGATCAGGGGTCATAGAGGTATCATAGATGCGACATCTATTGTTTGGATATAAACAAAACTGTCCATTTCTTAATTCAATTAAATTAAATGACTTATGTTCATCGGGCAATTCACTTGTCGATGCATCAATCTGGTCAAAATCCCCATGATAGTTGTCTAATGTACATATATAATTTCCTTTGATATTACCGAAGTGCCTTGTTCTTACTTCCCATTCCATTGGAGCAACAAATTGCTTTAAGATTACAGTGAAATCATAATCCATACAATTCCAAAACTGAAGATTGACTAGATCCATATCAGGATCCGGTTTCTTTGGTTTTGATACAAATGCGGATATAGGCAGTTTATCAAACATAGCACCATATTCGGGTAGATAAGTTTCAAAGTAGAAGGCACGACCCTGAATAGACTTAGCAGATACCCATATACCTTCAACAAATTCTCCGTGACCATCCTTAAAATCACGAAGATATTCTTTTCTAACCCATACCTTTTTAGTTGGTAGGTTTGCAATTAATTTTGCCATTCTTTAAAAAATTCTGATACTTCATAACCATCTAATTCTGATTTGTAATCAGAATCTTCTCCCAGATAAAAATATTCATATCCAAGTTTCTTATATATTGCACATTCATTCTTAATAGATTTCTTACCAATATACAGTTTGGGGTTCTCATAATCCCAGGCAAACTGATCGGCATAGACGGAGTTAAGACTATCAAAACGATAAACTAAAGAAAATGCTACAAGTTTATCAGCATCATAATATCCGACAATATCACAATTCTTTTGTTCGAATTCTTCTCTAAAGATTGGTATCACACTATCAAAGTCTTTGTATTCACAATACTTGCGGTAAATCTCAAAACACTCATCATAAAAAGAACTATCAAGAAGTTTGTAATTAGAAACCTCCTGATAGTTTGTGTCTTTTAGTCTAATGCGACAATACATATACAAATATTGACTACACGTATATATTAACGTCCTTGTCCACGATATACTTTTTTCTTTCCATTACGAGAAGTTGCTGCGTACTTCGTGTGCTTACCCGAGCCCTGCCGAGTTTTCTTCGGATTTCCGGGCATAAATCCGTCTTTGTAAATACCAGTCTTTGAACGTACTGCCATGATGCTCCTTAAATTTCAATGATTTTTGTTTCTAGATCTTGTGATCTTGGAAAACCTTTCTGATAGAAGTCCATCGAAAGGTCCTCCATGGTATCAAAGTATTCGTCCTGCGTCAAGTTTTCATACAGAACTTCTCCTTTGTGGAGAATTGTATACCTTGTCTGACTCATCAGATAACTCTTGTCTTCTCGTGACCGACTCTAATACGAGGATCGCACCAGATTTCAAAACCTGCTTCGATAGCATCGAGACAGAATGATACATCTTCTCCACACATATCCTGAACCTCTCCAGATTCAAAGACCTGCATCTTTGGTGCAAACCATGGATACTTCATATCAGAGTGCTCAAAGACTCCATACTTAATCAGTAACCATCCGAAACCTGCATAATCTACGGTAAATGGTTTGCGACGCTTTGAGATACTCTCTCCGGTCTCATGATTCATCACACCACCATTATTACGGAAGTCATCTTCTTCCATCCAGTGTGCAACACTTGTTGTTTTGCCGTCTTCCGTCATGTACCATCCACTGGCAATGTCTTGATCCATCAGAACTAATTGCCAGAACTTTTCGGTATTAAAAACAATATCACTATCAATCCATAATTGATAATCATAATGCAACTTGCCGTCCCATGGAATCTGATCCGGTCCTCGCAGCACATTCGCACCAAGGCACTTGCATCTTGCAAAGTTCACCATTGATGAATAATCTTGCGAGATTTGAATGCTTGCTCCTGCCTGCACCAAATCAAAACAAAGTTGCACAAAATTTTTGAGGTATGTATAAGAAACTCCTCTACCAGGCAAACAAAAGACAATGGTCTTGCCTTTCACCAGTTCTTTTGCCTTTTCATAGTCCCATTCTTGAGTGTTCTCGGTCGGTTTGGGTGTCTTTGCTTTAACAGTAAATCCTTTAGCCATAACTGTAAGTAACTACATCAATATCATAACACTCTATCTATGCTCCGTCAAGGTCTCTGATTATAATACAATCATTCTCTACCTCGATGTTTACCTCTGTTCCCTCATACCACCCTTTCTCATCACAGATCCACTCAGGAATCGTCAACAAGTGCTCACCGGTTACTGGGTCGATCTCTATGGTCGTAAAATTTTCTGCGGGATTTTTTTGCATATCTTTGAATCCTGTGCCTTGTTTTTATATATGAAAAATTTTTTTTATTAGAGAGAAATAGCGAAGTCGATCTGGGTCGTTTATAGCTTAAAGGGACCCGTCGATTTTATATACGGGGGGGCACGGCGGCACGGACGCAAGGGGGGCACCGACCCCCCCACTGCTGATTCACGAACGAATGCTGTCAGACGGCAGGAGGATCAAATCGACCGGGGCACTTGCTATCCAGAATTTGCCAGTATCCAACGTGTGCCCCTAGCATCCCTTCGGAAGGGTAGGCAGTATCCAGACGGATGATGCGGCGAACGGTCAATTCAACGGCATCATCGCTATGGGTGCTGAAGACCCGTCGAAATTCTTTCAGGATGGTGGCACGGTCGTCGCAGGCATCAGCAGGACGGACGTGCTGAAGATACAGATCAGTGATCAGGTCCAACTCTGCAGAGGTCCAGGTCAGACCACCGGCATTGGTGCGGGACTTCACGAAAATGCTGTTGTCGCGACGATTGAAAATTTTATAAATTTTTGAGGTGGTCTTGTATGTCTCCCCCTTCCTGATGCTATAGGTGCGACGGGTCACGGGGTCCAACAGTGAACGGGTCTGAGTTGCGGTGACGGATGCCATGGGTGAGGTCGTTTGTTCTTTCATATCATACAGGATCAGGGGGACTTATGGACCCCCTTAACGATAAGGGTCCCTGATCAGTCCCATAAGATTATTTTTATACATTTTGGAACTTAGAGTTATTGAAGTTAGCATAACTGAATCTCTCACGATTGACCAGTTTGATTGTACCCAACTCATTAGAGTAGACATATCCTTCTGCACTGATTTCATCCTGTCCAATGAACGCACGGGGTCCATTATTCCGGCAAAGGAATAGTGCATCATCTTTGATAGACTTAACTAATGCCCAGAATCCTAGGAGCATAGGATCACAATCGAACTCAGAGTTAACAACAGGACGACCCTCACGAATGCAGGCATTAAGTTGCTTTTTAATTTCCTTTGCTTTCTTATCACTTAGGAACGTCACAGTTTGTGCCATCTGCTTTGCAAACTGAATGGGTTCAGATACATCAGCAAATGACCCGGCACAGGTGTCATAATTACCGGTGAAGATTCTTGCCGTTGGTTTCACGAACTTACAGTAAACTGTGTCGGTG